TCCGAATGTTACATATCGTGTAATCTCAATAGGTTTAAATGAACCATCTTCAAAAGTTCCTGATACTGTCTCTTCTTTGATAAAGACATTAGCCGAAAGACTTCCGCCTCTGAACTCCAATACTTCTTTGTTCACATAGACCACTCCGTTGCTTACCGTGTTCCCTGTGATTTCACAGCCCGAAATAACCACCATATCACCAGCCAAATTCCCCAGCGTATTGAGGATATGAAAAGAGCTTTGCAGAAAATCCAAATTATTGGTATCCAGCGGAAAGCCTCCTGTTTGTTTGTATCTTACTACATTCATGTTAATATTCTTGTATTTTATAGCGTTTTGAAGCTAGTTTATAAAAATCTATTAAGTATTTCATTTCAAATTCATTATACAGCAGTCCTCTCGGAACCAGTACGATAAAATCAACTCCTGTATCGCCATAATCGGCTCTTTCATAGAGATAAATCCTACCTAAAAACTTCGGTTTTTGCTCTCCCCTGGTATAGATATACTGCCGTTGAAACCTGTTCCCATCTGTTATTTTTATCCGCCTTAATGAAACATCAAACTTATCGTTAAGCGCAGCGCGGAGGTAGCACACCTGCCCATTGTGAGCAAGGTTGTAGAGATTGGCATTTCGGTTTATATTAAAATCATCAGCAACTTTTATCAATGGATAATGAAGAGCCCGAAGCCATGCCGAGAGCTTTTCCCTACGGAGGAAAGTCGGAGTTAAAAGGCTTGTCAATTTTGGGATGTCCAGATTAAACCACATACTCAATGTTGTTAAAGTTTTCTATTTTGAAATAACCACTTACAGGGATTTTTTTTACTTCTATGGTCTCGTAACCGCCATAATCATTCACTCCTGCATCTATCCATTTGCTTTCAGCGAGGATAATATGCGGAATCCTCACGCCCTCTACCTGCTGGAGAGCATCCACCAAGTGTGCGAGGACTAATTCTCCATCAAATGGTAAATTCTTCAAATACTCCTTAATGGCATCCTCCACAGGTTTTTTCCCTGTGATAATGCTTTGTCCGTTTTCATCCAAAACCAAAGGGTCTCGGTAGATTTTCATCTGTAATTTGAGGATGTCGGGCAGGTAGTTGATGACTGTAATTCTTACCCCTGCGTCTTTTATCTCATTCATGTAAGCATCAAAAGAGGCTTTTTGTACAACAGTGATTGGCTGGAGTTCTCCGCCCTGTTCGGTTGCAATCTTGACAATAAGACGGCTCTCTGTATCTGCTTCGGTTACTGCTGAATATTTGACAATCTTAGAAGCCGAAATCTGGTCTTCGGTAAACCCTTGATTGTTAAATTTATCGGTATCTGGAATTAAATCAAATCCATACTGAAAGGCTAATGCCTTGTTTCTATACCAGCGTGCCGTGTGTGGTTTTAGCTGTGTTAAGGCATCTAAAACTTCCGCCTTGTGCTGGTCAAATATCAACTCTAAGGTATAAATCACAAATGCTGTGATGTACGCCCAAAGCCTCCATATCGCCACCTTGCTGGTTGATGTCAGCCCTGCAAGAGCTGGCTCTGATTCCTTCGCCTTGATGATTTCGTTGTTTATTTGCTCTATACTTCGTGCCATTATGCCAATGTTTTAATAATCTCTCGTTCTTTGTCTGACAACTCCCATTCTATTGTTTTTTTTGTTACCCTCTCTAATGTTTTTTTATATCGTTTAGCCACATTATCAGAAACTAAAAAGCCGCTTCCAAATATTGTCTTTTTATGCTCTTTTTGATGCTCCAATGCTCTGCAAAAGTCTACTTCGTTTTTCATGATTTTAATACTCTCGCCTCGTTCTACTATTTTAGCTATATGACTAACTGTAATCACATTATCAGGGTAGCAATAGCGAGGCAAAGAAACTTCATTTTCATTTTGAATTTCTTTTATTTTTTGCTTTAATTCTGGTGCTCCCAAAATCTTAGTGTCTCCAAACATATTAGAAACAAAACTTGTTTTCACTACAGCTCCATTTTCGTAGGTAACATATGCGTTTGCCACAATTCCTGTATAGTCTTGGTCTGAGCCAAACAAGGTTAGATGAGGAGCGAAAAGAAAGAATTTAATATTCCTTTCAAGATAAAATCGGATGATTTGGGAAATGATAGAGAAAGGCGGGTTGTCTATTACCACACATTTTTCATCATAATTTTCATTTTCATAATCTCCACCAGGATAAAAAGGTCTCATTACTTTCAACCCCTCTATGTTGCAATTTTCTTTTACATAATCCAGCACCACATCATATATTGCTGGAGGAGTATAACAATCATCTGTTGTTTTTTTTACTTTAAATTTTTCTACAAATTCTTCGTAACTTTCTTTTTTCTTTCCCATATTTTGCTTTTTAACTTACTTTAAAATCTGTTTGAATAACCCAATATCCGATACCCTCTAATCTTTCCGCCTCTGGAAGCATTATTACTGCTGTGGCAGGTTGAAGTCTTTTTGCAGTGTAATAATTCAGTACATCGCTGTCTTTATTCACGCTGTCTGGGAGTTTAATTTCAGTCCCTGTGGGTAAATCATCGGTCAGACTCAGCCCATTGGCAACAGCAATCACAAATACACTTTCCACAGCTCCCGTGTGCTGTATGGCAATATCTAAAAGTGATTGTAAGGGTAAAACTTTAACTTTCATTATATTGAGCTGTGATGTTCATTTCTAAATTTTTTCCTATACTGATTGCGTCTACACTCATGCCATCAATACTGAACTCCTGCCTTATTTCACGGGCAAAATCATCAGGTTTGTGGGTTTCCAAATATTTTCTTGCACCAACTCCTCGTTTAGGATAGGCTTTAAACTCTCCCTTGTCTGATAGAATCAATAGTTTTTGGTGCTGTGCCGTGCTTTCTCCTGTAGAAAAATCACCATTTTTAAACACTAAATCAAGGTTTTCGTCTAACAATATATCTTTTGGCATATCATACTATTTTACCTGTTCCTTTCTCTATGGTCGCCCCTGATGAGACCGAAGTAGTCAATTTTATTCCGCTGTTTACTTCTACCTTTCCGGACTTTACAAAAACTTCTATTGCATCACTCAGTTTTTCTGCCATTCTTTCCACAGAACTGTTGTAATCTATTTCTTCCCCTTGTTCGAAAGTGAAGATTTTAATAATAGAGGCTTTCAGTGTTGCCTTGTCTAATCCTTGACCCATTTTAAATTTATTTTAAAAGCTCTTTAAACTCATTTTTTAAACTCTCAAACTCGGGGCGGTTAATCAGTCTGATAGTTGGTCCTGCATTGGTTGTAAATCTCATTTTTAGAATCGCCTCAAAGAGTTTGTCTATCAGTTCCGCCATATTCTTGTTATTGGCAGATATATGAACCTTGTCGGTCAGTTCTATTTTTGTGGTATCAGTTACCCAGAGGAACTTATCCACTTCATCGCAGGCTATAATCATCCAGTCATCATCATCTTCAATTCTTACTGTCAGCACCAGAGAGCCTATTTTAGGTATCTGTAAAAAACTCTTTTTCCCTGTTAGCACAGGGCGGAGTCTTACTTCTGGTATTTCTTGCCCGTCTTCATCTTCCAGCACACATACCGCCCCGTTCTCATCTACGGACTTTACTTTTGCGATATTGCTTACTGCTGGTCCTGAGGAACCTGCTAAATCTCCGAGTTTTTGTCTTATATCTTCTATTGTCATTTTGTAGGCATTAAAAGTCCAAGTGTCAATGTCTGCCGGCCTCCTCCTTCTCCAAACTCCCCAGATACAGTGTCTACAAAGTATCGCCCTTGTCTTTCATGAAATACTTTATCGGTGATTTCGCAGACCATTCCTTTTTCCGCATAAGGTACCAGGAATATGGTTACATCTCCCTCATAGCCTCTGTAATTTTCTTTACTTTCCAGCCTTTGAGCAATTTCTTTCAAGAACTGAGCGGGAATACCTGCCTTTATCTTTACCTGCTTCTCATTGCTGTATTTATCTATCTGTTGTCTTGCTTTTCTGTGTTTTGTTGTTTTTTCGTTTGAATTTTTATCATCAGATTTCACTTTCTGAACTTCGCCAGCTTGGTCTTTTTCTTTGATGACAATTTTCATGTTTTTGTCCACCTGCCTTTTTTTCAGCCCGTTATCTTTGACCGAGTTCCAGCCTAATCGGATTTTTATTTCATCTTGTTTCTTTCCAAATAAAGTCCCTACATACAGCTCATTAAAATTGAAATAAACCGAGAGTTTACACTCTTTTACCAGCCATTCTAAAACTTGTATTCCTGTAGCGTTTTTAAAGCGTACATTTTTCAGCGGAATGTCAGGCATTTCCTTGGAAAGTAAAATGTCCGTTCCAGCGGTTACATCCTGTAATAATTTCTTTACCGTTACAGAGGTGTAAGTTCTGCTGAATATAATATCATAGAGTTGGTAACTGTATCCCTCGCATTCTACTTCTACGGGTATCCCCATATTAACCCGCTTGACAAAGCCCATAAACCGAGTTTCGTTTTTTCCATCATAACCAAGTTTAACAGTTACTTTATCATCTTCTTTAAAAGCATAAACTTTTTTATTATCCTCTGCATTCGCTGTCGTAGTTGCATCTGTTTTAAGGTACTTTGTCCTTGGAAGCGAAATCGTACAAGTATCAGTAAATGAATTAACCGAAGTCTTCCAGGTTACCTTATTCGCCTTAACCTTAATTCCTCCTATCTCTATATCGCTCGTTAGATAAAACATGTTAATTGGTAATGATTAAATCTTCTATATAATCTGTTTCACAACTTATCATAAAAGGGCGCACCCAATACGCTTTGCCTTGTACTTCTGGAAATTCCAGAGTCTCGATGGCCACTCGGCAGCTTTTCTCTAAAAAAAGCTCTGGATAACCTCCGTGAAGCTCTACGGGCTTATCAGATTCAAAGAGTTTTTGAAGCTTCATTATATCCTCCTCGGGAAACTTTCTTCCTTTTCCGATAAGAAAACCACGAATGGTAAATCGGTAGTCATCAATATTAAAGCACTCTTTTACGGTGCCCTTACGCTCGCTTACAGGCGTTCGTATAATCGTTTTTGACAGATTAACTGATACCGTGCAGTTTTCTATCTCAATAGTTCCGCTATCAGCATTACTGAGTGAGATTGGAAACCATATATCATGCCCGTAAGCTCCTATTTTGTTCAGCGCTATATTATTCCTATTGTAGTGTATAGTGCCTTTTGGATGTGGATTTTGAGCAATTCCCGAATAAGTTACATCCTGCGTCAGTGGTTTTTTTGAGTCTTTTGGCGTAACATAATAAGGAGCTTTCCCGAAATAGGTTTTATAAAGCTCATGTAAATCAAATATCGTTATCATACTGTCTTGGCTCCGTTATATAATATCCTTGCTAAACATTCTAATGTTATTTTTTCTAACTGCTCGGCGCTTTCCGCTCCATTCATTGTAGTAAATTGGATATTGTCAAAGAATTTACCTACATGGATATTGACTACTTTTGGTCCGCCTCCTGCAATGGTATCACCAGCTTTTTTCTCTGATGTTTTGTTTTTCTTTTTCTTGTCCTCTACCGCTCCAATGGAAGTGTCTTTAAACCTTGTCAGGTCTGCATGGTAACTCACATCTGTAGGCGGTTTAGGTAAGTCTTCTGGCGGGGTTATCTTGGTGTCAATTGTTACAGTCTTGCCATCCTCTTCACTTAACCATCCTTTGACCATTTTATATGCCGTATCTATTGCTGTTACAATAGGCTCAATGACATTATCCCAGAGCCAAAGAATTTTCTCTCCTATCCATCCTACCACATCAAAGATTTTCCCTAAAATCCAGCTGATGCCTCTAAATACATCTTTTACTATTTCAGATTTTGCAACCCACTGCACGACACTTGTAATAATCTTGGATATGGTAACAGTAATCCCCCTTAGGAAGCTCCATGTATTACTGAATAATCCAGAGACAATATCAATCCATTCTCCCCATTCTCCTGTACCGCTAACCAAATCCACCACATAGTCAATAGCCTGCCCCAATCCATCAGAAACAGCATTGATATAAGGCTGTAATTGTTCCAGCATCGGGGAGATATTCTGGGCAAACTTTATCCCAAGGTCTAAAAACTTATTCACAATAGGAGAAAAGGCATCGCCGATGTCGGTTAAGCTGTCTGCTAACACTCCTTTCAGCGTTCCCAATTTCCCTGCCATGGTCGCGGATTGTGCCTCTAAAGCACCCTCGTAGAGTCCGCCTTTATCCCTTGCCATAGCAAGAGCTTTTGCCAGCTGGTCATAGGTAACCTCCATTTCCTTAACTTGGTCGATGCTCTTTCCTGTACTTCGGGAGAGCATTTCATAAATGTTAATTCCGACCATACCGAACTGGCGGATGTCCATTGATGTTGCTTTTCCTACGGTCTTAATCTGCTGCATGTTTGCCGCCATTCGGGAAAGTTCATCATTTCCGCCTCCTACGGCAGATATAGCATTAGCAAGGTTCATGGCGTCTTCTCTTGCGTCTTTAGCATTCATCCCCGCAGAGATTAACGCCCTATTGGCATTCAAAAGACTGTCGGCATCAAAAGTGGTTGATTTAGCATCCTGCTTAATTCCTTTATACGCCTCAGTAGCTCCTTCTTTTCCTAAGAATGTAGAAAGCCCTGCGATGGCCTGTTCTTTCTTCATGCTTGCAGAAATTGCTCCGCCGATACCATCTTTTACCAGACCAAGGAAAGCAGAGCCAGCATTCATCGCAAACTGTGCCGCCAAAGTGCCTTTAAAGACATTGCCAAAACCTCCGTTTTCTGAAGCTGTGTTACCTCCGATGTTTCCGGCGTGTCTTGAAGATAAGCGCTGCAGAGAGGCAAGCTCCCTGCGGGCTTCTCTTATCTGGGAGGGAATAGTAGAGTTTCTGATTACATTTTCTGCATCCCGTATTTTTTTCTCAATCTCTGAAAAGCTCATGCTGAGTGTCTTATTGCGACCCGTAACATCGTTAATATGCCTTCCCATACGGGCGAAGGTGCTTTGAGAAGTAGAACTTAGTCTACTAAGTCCTCCGCTCATGACATCTTTCATCTTTATGGCAAATTCTACGATATTACTCATCTCTATAATTCACTTTTGATTGTGCTTTCCAAATTTCAAGGGCAATACCTGTGCGGTAGAAAAACAATTCTTCGCCCCATTCTTTGAGGGCATTCGCCCCAAACTGCATACTTCCGAATACAATTAAATAGTCTATTCCAGCTCTTTCTTCCTTAAAATCAGCCTGTCCTTTTTCACTAAGCGCGAAAAAACTCGGCTTTTTTTGTCTCTAAGATGTTGTTCATCTGGAGGAATACTGATATAAACATATCTTCGTCATCTATCAGTTCAAAATCTCCATCAATCCACAACTGCTCAATTATCATGGCTACCGCCTTACTCATTCCGTTAGTGCCGATAGCAGTCATATAATCTCCCAGGTCATCTGCTGTTGGAGGTCTAAGAATTGCCCTATAATCGCCTACAGCAATATAAATTAGTGGCCGTCCGCCGTATTGGGCTTTGTATTCATCTAATTTCTCTTGTGTAAACCTATCAATGAAAGGCTGAAGGTTAATTTCTACTTTTGGTTTTTCCTGTGTTTTTTTATCCTCTTTTGCTTTTCGTGCAGCAAAAGCACGGTTTAATTTTTCTTTGCTCATTTTTCTTTAATTTTAAAATACTGTATGGTCTATGTTCATTGCCAAGAAAGGAAGGGAAATCTCTCTATATTTAGCATTCTGCTCTAGTTCACTGCCTGCTTCGGTAAATGCCACCCCCGTAGCTGTATAGGTTTTTACCGGGTCGGTAAGCCATTTCTTATAAGAGCAGGTAATAACAATCGCTTCATGAGGCACTTCGGTAATATCTGAATATTGGGCAATCTGCGCAGCCTTATTAAGAGCATCTAGTTCAAATCCTAATATTTTGATACTCCCTTCATACTTTACATTACCATCCATAATATCTAATGGCTGGCTTCCCGCTCCGTATAGATGCTCTTTCTCTACGGTCTTTTTAAAAGAAAACGCACGAAGTCCCTTAATTGTTCTGCCCAAAAGCTTGACTTCAAACTTTGACCAGGCGCACTCTTTTGAGGTTATATTTACATTTGCCATTTCTTAAATTGTTTTTGTTAAACCAAGATTTACCACAATCCAGCTCAAATATCCAAGAGGTTGTATTTTTATCTGAACCGCTAGTCTGCTGGTATTGATAATGTCCTGCTCCACCGGAACAATTACATCAACTCCACTGATTTGTTCTTCCATATTGGAACGGATTTGAGACTTTATCAAATCTTCAATATATTTAGCATCAGTAGCATGAATATTTCCGTTGGCTTCCATTCTTACAGATGTTTCTAAAAACGGAGTTGTTGTTGCTGCTGCTAATCTTTGTGCCTTATCTATCAGTCTGCCATGCACGAGAATATGGAAATCATCTTTTCCTGCCATTTTATAAATCCCGAAGAAATACCCTGCGGCTCCATCTCTCCTATGAAGCAGGATGTAACCTGCGTCACTAAAATTGTCTAGTTCTGTAGGGGTAAATTCTTCTAAAACACGATTGCCGATATATGCCTGTGTAATAGAGAGTACACCATTCTGTCCATTACCGAGCTTTACATGTGCTCCATACTTACAAGCCCTAGCAAGAGCTAGACCTCCCGAAGCAGAGTTATCCTTTTGGCTACCTCCCAAGATTACTCCTGCAAAGGTGTTTTCTCCATCTACTGGTTTATAGAAAGGATTAGCGGAAAGATTAGCCACCCGTCCCTCGATGAGAAGTCTAACAGGTCGGTTGATAGACTGCTGATATTCACACAACGGTTTAGATTTAGTCACTGCTTTCTCTACATCAGAATCTAAGAATCCCGTTCCTGGTGTGTAAGAATCTGCAGGGTTTCGGCTGACAAAAACGATATTAACACGCCCTTGGGAAAGAGTGAGCATTTTTTTCAGACCATTAGCATTGGTTGCCGTAACCATCTGCTCCATGGTCATGGTATCTTCCACTCCCTGTACCCACAGTTCCTGGTTTCCGCCGAGTTCATCGTAAAACTCTTTGATATGGCGGTGCAAATGAGGTTCTGCAGTTTCAGTGTAGCCTTTCTCTATGGCATCATCATAGGAATACACCGTCTGGACTTTGCCTATCAGCGATGAAGTCTTTGCCGTACCGATGATACCTGCCGTGCTGTCCAGCACAGGCACCTGTCTCTGCAGGTTACCCTTGCTGACATTAACAATTACTTTTGGTGTTCCTGCTGCCTGCATTATTTTTCTAATTTAGATTTAAACTCTGTAAGTACACTAATTAAGTCTTCTGCATTTGCTTTTCCTCCTACCTCTAATTTGAAGTAAGATGCTAGAGACTTCATCTTGTTATAATTCTTGGGAATTAACTCCAAGTTTTCAAGCTCTTTAATTTTCTCGGCTCTTTCTGTGTCTTCTCCACTTGGAGTACCAGCATCTGCTGGCGCGTCAAGAGATGGAGTACCAGCTTCGTTACCTGCGTCTTGTGGGGTATTGTCTGCGGTATCGGAAACAGCTGGAATATTAGGAGACAGCGGCTCATTTCCGTTGTCCGCTTTATCCTCATCAGCAGTGTTTTCGTCTGCTGATGCTTCGGCTTCCCTGCGAGTAAAAGATTCTATGGTTCTGTCTTCTAAGGTAGAGGCAAAGCTCTCTGCTCCTTCCTTTTTGTGAAATACCCTGCCATCAGCAGTGATATGACATTCATTGCTGTGATGACGAGCGAAATAGTCTATCGCAGCGGCTGTATGTTTTTTCATAATGTTTAAATAAATTTTAAAGTTATTTTAAATGACTTTTTTCCACTTTAATATTCCTGTAAGGGCAAAGAGTGAGAGGATAAGTATAAATATTCCTCCAAGCCACATCAGGGCTGAATGATACCATTTAAAGGGTTTTTCTATATAGATGGGTATCTGTTTGCTCTCATGCTCATTCACATACTTATCATAGAGTTTGAGGGCTAATTTCTCGGCTTCCGCCTTGCAATCTATCGTGAGTTTATTGCCGCTAAGTGCCACCTGTGGAGGTTGCAATATCCTGCCTCTTGGTGGGTTTTTATAAATGGTTCTAATCTTGGGTGTTCCTCCCTCTGGACAGTCTA